GTATCTCTTCATCATCAGTCCATGTGCCTGTGTTACCAGTGATGGATAAAAAACCTGCGGCGTCATCAGTTGTCCATGCGCCGCTTGCAACCGTAACTATTTTAACTGTAGCTGTCTTTCCAGAAGTAGCACCTACTACCGTGTCTCCCTTTAAAATCTCTACTGTGCCGCCATCAAAAGAAAGGGTTGGACTACTTAATGCTTCATCACTAACAAAAGTACCTGTTATATCGGTAAGAACAACAGTTCCTTCCGCACCAACATCCCAGTTACCATAGTAAGTAAGCCCCGCTACAGTTCCTTCAGCACCTCCAGCACCAGTCAGCGTTGAGCCTATAACCATTTCGCCATTACCAGTCGTGCCATCAAAATTCAAGGCCGTACCAAGGGCTATCTCTGTCCACCCAGCAGTCGTAGCCTTAAACATCCCCGCTGTAGCACTGCCTGTTTTATTCCTGAAAGCATAGAGATCACCTAGGTATCCCCATACCCCAAGAACATTACCTTCACCGGGTACTTTAGTTATTGTTTCCCTCTTTTCCTCAATACGTTCCTGTAGTTCAGTAACTAGGGTAGAGTCGGCAGTAGCATCCCTCAATACAGGGGGGCCATGTGCTAGACAGGTGGCATAAAGCCCCATTATCCAACCCTAAAGACTGATAACTGACCATAGTGCATCTGGAAATTCTCAGACCCTGCATCCCCATGTTTGACTTGTGCTAACAAATCCGTATAAGTGGTATGACCCGTGGTATCAATTATGCCAGAAGCAGACACCATGTTATCTAAGGTTGCGGCTACTCTTTGAACCGCACAATCGTAACCCGGATATACCACAGCGCCACCAGTATCTTGTGTTGCAATTCTGAATGTCCATATTACAGTGTCCGATCCAGTCTGTGCGAAACTAATACCCAGATTGACCATGAAGAATCCTTTGTCGTATATCCTGATCCTATCGTTAGCAAAATCAGCATCAGTTCCTACAGTCGTTGAAGATACAGTTCCAGTATCATCCTCTGCATCTGCCCCTGTACTTCCTGCATTCCAATCTATTGTCGTAGTCGTAGCAGTTGCTATTGCCTGACTGGCTGGTGTTCCCGCTTTAGCACATATAGTCGCGTAACCACCCATCCCAGTTTCTACAAATTGCCTAACCATCTGAGCAGTAATAGCACCAGTAGTATTGTTAGCAAAACTAGTTCCTGTTAAAACTGCCCTAGTCTTTCTTAAGGCTGTTGGTGTTCCCATTATCCATACTCCACATTGAATCCAGCGCCAAATGCGCTATCTGTATTTAGAAAATATATAATTTCTCCATCCTCAAGTGTTCCACTTGTGACAGTAAAGTAAATATATCCTTCTGCGTCATTGTCTATAAATGCCCCAGCGTCAGTAACTATCTCTTCTACAGTTACAACTAAAACCTGACCTATGGCTCCGCTAGTTTCTCCCTTAATCGTACTCCCAACACGAGGTATCTGAAGATCAAATGCTATACTGTACGCCCTATCAAAAACAGAATCTTTCGCACTACCAATAGTATATGGTATTCTGTAATACACTATTGCAGAAGGTAATCCAGTACCGTCATCCCTCTCATATCCATCAAACCTTCTATAACGTCCACGAATATCAACTTCAAAGTTATCAGCGGCAATACATTCTCCCGGCTCTAAAGAGAGGGCCGGAGTAATAATATTTAATCCACCAGAAAATGGAAAATACTGCGAACCTACAGCCGATCTTGATATTTGTCTTGCTAGGGTCATTGAGGAACTACCGTGTAATTAGCCAAATCCTGAACCAATGAGAACCTTCTGTTCCTTTGACCCGGAAGTTGGTCGGCTTCCAGTTTCAATAAAATATCCGTAAACTCCGTGATAGCACCAGATAAAACTTCTGCCGCATCATTCTGCTCTCCATAATAAATCTTAGCTCTAGCGATTATTATCCTATGAAATCTTACTGGAATTGCAGATTCATCGGTAGAGGCAGATAGTTCAGTTGGTGTCGCCCAATACTCTGATGAAATAGCAGTCGTGGAGTCAGGAGTTGGATAAATATCCATTACATTATTTGGCTTTATACTAAAAAATTCTGGTACTCCAGTAGCAACAGTGCCATATTTATAATCTTCCCTGTATTGCAACCATGGAACAAACTCCAGTGGTTGGTAACCAGCGGCAGTAGGATTATAAACAACAGAATCTGTATTCCATTGAGCAAGATCACTTGGAGATGTTAGTGTAGAGACTCCTGCACTTGGAGTAAGTGTCGCCTCTGACCACAAAAAATCCCAGTTAAACCACATGCGTTGTATATCTAGATCGGCATCCTTTATATACCTGACAACATCCTTCTCCTCTTCAGGAGTTGGCGTAACAGTAGACGGCCCTGTACCGGGAATTCCTACATCCCTCGCCATGTCTTGACATAATTCTATATAGGTGCTCATTTTAGATTTCTCATTATATCGGTGACTACTCGATCAGGTTTAATATTAGCGGCACACAATGCACCGCCACTCTCTTCATCTCTATTACAAGTAGAGAATCCAAAATGCAGTTTATGACAAGGGAAACAAGGACAATCTTCTGGTTCAAACGCAGTTGTATTTGTCCAGTGCTTTGTTAGATTTTCATTAGAAGAATGAGAAAGAAACACGCATTTATGGTTTGGTAACATACTCGCCGCATTTAAAACCCCAGTCTCTGGCCCCACCACAACATCACAGTGAGGTAGTAACGAAAGAGTTTTTCCTATGGGTATTTTTCCAGACTTAAGAATTACACGCTTTTCTTTTTCCCAACCAACTTCCAATAATTGGCAGAGATGATCTCCAACCATAATTATAGAAACGTCTTTTCTTCTTAACAAAAGAGCGGCAACTACATTATCTGTCCAAGGATATACCTTATGAACAGAGGAGCCAGACAAAGACCACAAAACAAGATTCCTTGTTTTTATTTTCTTCCTCTGTTTCTTAGCCCACTCTTTATCTAGGGGTGATGGATAGAAGACAGGATTGTGTTTAAACTCTATATCTGCAATCCTATGAGTTTCCTCAAGATAATTCTTATCACATAACTCGTGTATTTTTTCTTTTGATTTATAATATCCTTCACTTGCTTCGACTCTAACTTTTTTCCCATCTATTTCAACGTCTCTTGATGGGTTCAGTAGAAGCCGTCCCTCAACTGATTCAGATAATTGGACAAACTTATCAAAACATTCTGACATTTTGTCCCAATAATCTTTAAGTTTAAAATTGTTTATTTGGTTATCTTTTTGCACTATTAACTGATCAACATCTGGATTATGCTTAAGCATATCCGCCCCTATCTCAGTTACATTAACGCATACATCATAACCCTGTTCTTTAAACCTAGGAAATAACGAGGACGCCTGTATTATATCTCCAAAGGCTCCATACCTCACGATACATACAGTTTTTCTATTCCTTATTCCACCAAAATCTTCTGGGACAAAATCTTCTACTTCCTTAAAAGGAACTTTTGTTATTTTCATTCAGGAAGCCTAGCGATCACCTTCTTCCTGATGGAATCTATCTTTTCATGTGGGTCTAGTACGATATCACCTAGATTCTTAGCTTCCCATATTAAAAGATTCCTACCACCTAATCCTTTTTGTTGTTTAGCCCATTCTTTATTTCTAATTCCAAATACCTCTTCGCCATGAAGATCATACTGCCTATTATCTTGTTCATACTTAGCCTTATGAATCCCTTGGACTTCTCCATAGGGCTTCGACCAATCGATAGCCACAAATACTCCCCCTTAATCTACAGACCATCCAACCCATTCTGGTCTATTGCCGACATTGGCATTGTTTTGTTTCTGGTTATTCTCGTTCATATAGGTGTCTTTTGCATCCACCAGAGTATAACCACTTTCTTTGGGATTATTAGAAGGCTTTGCCTTCTTATCAAAAGTCTCCCTTTGGAATTTCTTACCGATCATTATATGCATAACACTACCTCATTTTCCTTTAGGCTTTAGGCCATAACCACCGCCCTTACGAGCGCCCTTGGCAACCTTGCGACGCCCACTAGCAGACATCTTTTTTACAGATTGCTTTCCTCTGGTCATGCCAAGTTGCTCGTCCTTTCTGGCTTTGTAACCTTGTTTTTTCTTAGCCATCGTTTTCCCCTGAAGAAGGGGGGGCTTTCGCCCCCCAATCCTGTATCAACGAAATGTAAAAGAACCTTCAGGTGTTGAAACCTTCTTGATCTTTATCCCATCTGGCATCTGATTTGGGCCATGGCTGTCCATTCCCAATTCCTTGGGAGTGTCCGACACCTTTTCCAAACTAGACAAACCATTTTCAGGAATTTTACCGTCTGCTGAATGTTTTTTACTAGCCATAATAGACCTCCTTAATACCATTCGACTTCAGCGTATGCATAACCCTTACCAGCAGCCGTGCCAGAATCAGTCGCCTGAACATAGGTAACTTCAATCTGAGTATCGGCAGCAAGAGCTTCTACAAGGACGCAATTCGAGTCATCTTGGTTGTTAAAAGTTTCAGTGGCCGCAGTAGTATCAGAAATTTCTAACTGACCATAGTAGTTTGCATCACCAGTCGTGCCAAGCAAAACTTTTCCAGTGATGGTATCATCTGCGAAAGTTTCAGTTACATGCACTCCGATGTTTTTCAAACTACCCTGTTTACCACTTGGGCCTTTAAAACTCCAAGCAGTACCAGTGCCAGCAGCGAAATCAGTTTCCACTGTATCTTGGTAGATATAGGTTCTTGGATCACTATAACTCATAATAATCCTCCTTTAA